GCGACTTGATTTCGCACATCTTCGTGATGCACTCAGTCAGTGTGCATCTGCTCAGGTCGAGCGAAAACATGTCGTTCATGCTCGAAGTCAGGTACTCGCGGAAGCCTGCTCCCGCATTGCTCTGATAAAATCCTTGTGTCATCATATCTGTATCTGCAATAAATATGGGGCAGCGTTGCGCGTTGCTATGGCCTACAATGCGAAGCCACCGGGTCCTATTCGGATTACCGACGCTGCTGCCCCAATGGGGTAAAATTCTAATATGGCAGATACAACAAATGCCACCTATGATGGCGGCATCGACGTACCGCATTGTAGTTTAAGCGGTGCAAAGATAGGAATTATTTCTGAAACCGCAAAACATTTTTCTATATTTTTTCAGATGGCATAAAAAACAAAGGGGCGCAGGCCATAAAAACCTGCGTCCCTTATGTATTGAGTTATTACAATAAGTATGTTAGAAACTTGTCAGTAGCTTTGAATATATTTCTGCTTCCTGTTTTTGCCCTGCTTCATTTGCGTGGACTTCATCTCTGGTCAATGAATTTATGTTGTATTTATCTCTGCCAGATTTGTAATACATATCATATACAACTTGATGGTTTATCTTTCCAATATCTTTCATAAACTCACCATAACTCCAGCGATACAGATTGATGTTATTGGGATTGTCATCAGAATCCATTCCTGCATTATTTGGGAATACCTTGTCGCCTCTGTAAAGCGGCGTCAAAAACACTATCTTTAGCAATGGATATTTTGTGTGTAGTGTCTTTATGACATAGTTCATTGCCCCCTTGAAAGTATCGACATCCAAAGAGTCATTTGTTCCTTCTGGCACATTGCTTGACCAATCACCACCACCATAAGCAATAGTGATAATAGTACCCTCCTGACTTAGGTATTGTTGTGCGGCTTGCAGACTTCTCACACCTTCCGAATAATAAGGAACAGAGGAATGAGCAGCAATAAGCCTTTCTATTGCAGATGTCAAGACAGTATAATCTGGATTATCCTGTACAAGAAAATCCGCAAGATAACACATGGTGAAATAATTATAGTCATCGGCATAAGGCCTGTTGGCCATTGAGTTTCCACCGAAGCCACAATTATATACATCTGCACCTGTATTGCAGAAGATACGCTGGTCTATTCCTATCCAATTACCGTTAGCATCCTGTGCTCTGTAGCCTACATTAGAAGCACCAAACATAAGGATTCTCTTGCCACTCAGATTGCTTGGACTCTGGTTTGAAACAATCTGCTGGTAGAAGTATGCAGTATTCAAGGTAATGCCATAATATACTGAACTCGGTTTTAATTTAGACGTGGTGATTTTATCCCAATCTATTGTAACCTCAAAGTTTATCCACTTTTCTTGAATATCCACATTTCCATCCAGGTAGTGAGTTTTCACACCTGTATATATACTTGCATCCGAAGAATAGAAAGTTGAGATATTTTTGTAACCACCATTCTCCATAATAGCAAGCATTATTCTATGACTGCCACTATCATTATCTATTCTTTTTAGATATACTGGTATAAAGTTACCATTTGAATCTATCAGTTTGGTATAATCGCCATTGACGGCTGATATTTTGATAAACTGCTGGCCTATATCCTCACTTTGATTTTTTTCATCGAAGCATTCAGGCAAGTGTGGATGCACATCAAGTTCATACCATCTGCTATCATCATCCCATACAGAAGTGATTGCCATGAATTGCCAAGTCCGCCAAACGTATGCAGACTCTCTGTATGTCATAATTAGACCTATTTTTCTTACAGATGCAGGTATTGCTGCTCTTGCAGTTGCAAATGTGTAGAAACTCCCTGCGGAAAGTGGAATTTCATAAGTGACATTATAAACAGGGCACTCATCTGGGTTAGTTGTAACATACAATTTCTGCCAAAAATTGTTATCTGTCCATTGCCCAAGAGTGTTTGCAATATATTGATATTCTTCCCAATGGCTGCTGTCAGCCTCAAAGATTATGATAAGCCCTGCTTTTCTAATTTCGACAGGAACTACTGCTCTTGCACTTGACAAATTATAATATCCAGAACTTAAAGGAACATTATATGTTACATTATAAGTGCCTACACTCTCTACATCCTGCTTTAAATTTGCTATATTTATCTGTGATTGTGCAAAATCGTCATAAATAAAGTCTGAATTTTGGTCATATCCAGTCACTTTTGAAATGGAGATAGTACCATAATTAGTATTGCCATTTACATACAAAATTCCGTCTTCCAACACTGTAACAATTGCTCGAAAACTTCCTGATGTTGCACTTGCATAAACTATTTGTACACCCGCAGTATTCTTCTTGATTAACGCACCAAAAATAACAGTAGATAGATTGTAGCCCGTAATTTTGAGCACATCACCATTTGATACTGGAACATATCCATAATATCTGCCATCTTCATTGTATAAACTCTGCGTAAAATCATTCTTTATATAATAATTATCAACTTGGGTAAATGCCAAATCACTATATATTCCCTTTTTGGAAAGTTTTTTCTCGTCAACTCCTCCACTCTTAACCAGATTATCACTTCCAGCAGTAGGTTCATCATCTACTCCTTGCCACTGGGTAATATCAGTAGTAAAGTTCTGAGCCATACATCTGGCTTGTATATACTTATTGTCAGAACTCTGTACGAACTTCACTGACATTCCACCTTTGCGGAGATCATCTGGGATGTTTGCGCCGCCGGTGCCAAGGGCTGCTGTGAGGTCAGCATACTTAGCCAGTACGCCATCTGTGGCATGATATGAGCTGATGTCGAAGGCACCAAGAGAATCAACATACACCTCAACGGCAGCATGATCGCTCTCTGCCCTTGTGTGGTCAGATTCAGCACGGGTATGGTCACTGCCTGCCTGTGCGTGGTCGCTGGTAGAGTTGGAATGATCAGTAACAGCCTGCGTATGGTCGTTGGTGGATGTAATATGGTCAGCACTGGCGGTCGAGTGGTCACTCTCCGCACGGCTGTGGTCATTACCTGCCTGCGTGTGGTCATCCACAGCGATGCCGTGGTCACTCTCAGCACGGGTATGGTCAGCAGCAGCCGTTGTGTGGTCGGATGCTGCTTGCTCATGGTCGGCCTCTGCACGCTCATGGTCTTCTTCTGCGATTTCGGCCTGCTCCTTCGCATAGTCTCCATGCGCCTTGGCATAGTCACCTTGTGACTGGGCATATTCGGCTTTCTGCTGAGCAAGTGCGGCCTTTGCGTTGGCAAGTCCTGCTGCGGCCTGTGCGAGTACGGCCTTGTCTGCTGCGAGCTGGGCTTTCTCGTTGGCGAGGATTGCCGCTGCTTGGGCAAGGGCTGCTTTGTCGGCCGCGAGTTGTGCCTTTTCGTTAGCAAGCGTGGCAGCGGCATTGGCATCGGCGGTGGCGGTTTCGCTATCCTGCTTCAGACGAGCAAACTCATTCACGCGGGCAGTCTCCTGCTGGATGCGCTGTTCTTCATTCTGCTGACGAACGGTCTCGGCAGCAATACGCGCCTCTTCATTGGCAATACGATGCTGCTCGGCCTCAATCCGCTCCTGCTCGTTGGCTATGCGCTGTGCCTCGTTGGCGTATGCGGGCAGTGAGAACTCAATCTCGGGGGCAGTCTCACCGTTGAAATCGAGCATGACCTGAGCGGGCTCGCCATCTTGTTCGATGATGACGGAAGCCTGATTGAGCACTTCATCCTCCACGCTGGTGGGGAAGTCGGCCACAGTGAAGTGGTAGCCAATCTGGAACATCAGGTCACCGATGGGCAGATGGTGGTCATCGAACTGCACAACGAGCTTTGTGGGGTCGCCTTCCACAGGGGCGCAGTGGGTGTATGTCGTGCCGTCGTAGCCGGCGAAGTATGCCTGGCTTGGCGCACCCGTCCAAAACTTGATGCAGAAGGGAGTCATCCAGCCTGCATCGCTTTGCAAGGTCAGAATGAAGTCTGACTTATAGTTGATTCTAAAGATTGCAATGTCTGCCATATCCGTTGTTGTTATTGTTTACGTTGTTGTCGGTGGTTAGCCGAATGTAGGGCTTCAGCATGATGTCGAAGGAGTAGGGCACGACACTCATGGACTGTGGAGAGATGGGGCTGCGCTCCTTGTAGGCATTGTCAACGAGCAAGAGGGTGACACGGCGAATGGGTGCTGGCACCTTGCCGTATTGCTCGATGATGTCTTCAAGCGTTCGGTTGCAGGTGTTCAGCACGGTATCTTCTGCCGCTTCGCCATAGTCGCACAGCAGGTCGTGCTCCAGCTGCGCCTGCTCGTCGTCGAGCCGGAGCTGCTGCTTTATCTGTTCGAATGTGAGGTATTTCATCTTGTTATCGTTTTTCTACAATTCGGGCCAATAGTGCCCGCAGGTTTACTGCGGCATCCCGAGTTCGCCCGTGCCCTGGAACTTCGCCGTGTAAGTCACCAGATTACCCACGGCGCCGCCTACCCTGGCCTGTGTGCACAAGGCGGTGCCGCTGAAGGCTGAAGTTACAGATACGAATTGCAACCAGTCGCCCTGTATCTGATACACCTCGTCTTGTGTGGCGAAGTAGGCCCCGCCAGCCGGCGACATGTAGGATTCTCCACCGTGCCACGTGTTATAGTATTTCATCTGATACAACCCTACAAATTGTCCGTTGTCGTCGTCCCAGAAAATTAGCTCCGGCCATCGTGTGAGGCCAGCTTGCTCAACCGTGATTCCCGTGACCAGTCCGGCGAATGCCAGCAGTCCGGGATACATCAGTTCGCTTGGCACGATGTTGGCCGACAGGGCCATCGTCTGGCCCACCCAGGCGCCAATCTGTTGCAAGTGGGCGGGCAGTACGTCTGTGTCGACCATAACCAGGCCCGACACGTCCACCTGCCACGACTTCCGCCCGGCGATGTACATCTTCCACTGGCCCGTCAGCGGGCTGCTCACCTCGATGTCCTCCACTTTCACATCGATGGTGCACGACTTGGCAGCGGCAATGGCCGTTCCGCCTGTCTTGATTATCAGATTCCTTCCGTGTAGTATCATAGTTATAAGAGCTTTCCAAGTAAAACATGTGCTGAACCATCGCCCCATTCGCGGCAAACCCGCACGGGAAGTAGCTGGGTGCTGCCCTCCTCGTAGGGAGCTATGGACGTTGCGTCGGCATTATCAATGTCTATCTCCCGCCACTCCGTAGCGCCACTTCCCTTCAGTCGTGTCATTCGAGCGAGAAGGTGCTCCTCTGGTATATCCGTCGTCCCATCAGACCACGACAAGGTTTGCAGCCAGGCATTTTCCAAAGATACCAGTTGCGGCGCAACGATGTTGTTGTTTTTGGTCACGAAGGCGAGTTCGAGGGCGTCTTCCCCCATGCCTGTTCCGTCGGCGCTATAGGTGTTGCGGTCCTGGGGCTTGACACCTGTTGTGGTATCAACGGCGGGCACCAGCTTGACCTTCAGATTGGATAACGAATAAAGCTGCGCCGTGCGGATGAGCATGGTGTTATTGGGGTTGTATTGCATCCATCGAATAGAGATGCTGATTACGCCGAGCATCGGAGTGGTGACAGGCATACCGTAGCCTTCGGCGCCTTGGTAGGGTGTGCGGTAATTGAGCGTCGTGACAATACTCCCGCTTTTGGTTGGATTCGGCCGGTTTCTGTCGTCGCCTATATACACAGGGAACCACACCCCACGCCACTCTTGCCCGTGCTCGTGCCATTGGGTTCCATCCCAGTGATAATTACCTATTGTAGCCATCATTTCAAGGTGTGTAGAGGTTGCCGTCATGTCGGTTGGCGATTGGACGTCGGCCGATATGACCAGGGCACAGTCCGAGCACAGATACTGGCGAGTGGTTGCAAACATCAACTCGGCAGTGCCGTCTACGTCATCAGGTGAGTCTTTCACCGTCCCCAAGAAGATGTCCTGCTTCCAATTATACTTCGTCTTTCCGGCGTCTTCGCTTTGCGCCCACGTGTCGCTTTTGCGAAATACGGGGCCGTAGCAGTCTTCATACCCGGATGTAATTAATATGGCAAACGCTGCGGCGTTCGTTCCCTCCGCTCCTGTATATGTTGTCACGACCCCGCCATTCCGCCAATTAGTGAATCGGGTGAGCCCCAGACATTGTGCATAGTATTTCCCGTGTGCAAGCTCCTGATAATTGGGAAGATTGGTGAATTGTGCTATTTTCTCGATGTCGACTTCAATAACCTCCTCGTCTCCTTTGGCATCCCCCTCGATGGTGATTTTTTTCACGGGGTTGGTGGTGCTGATGTTATGGTCGGTGGACTTCCACTGCAAGCGAGTGTAGTCGACCGGGGTTCTTGTCCGGGTGGGCAATGTTGATTGTCGGACCAGCTGGGGCAAGTCCTCCATCGTTGCCACACGCCAGTCCGCCGATTCGTCCGGGGTGCAGAAATAAAGGCTTGTTCCGACTTCGTGCAGCGTCCATCCCCAGAACTTGCATATCTCCTCCAGTATTTCCAGGCATGACTTCGCTGGCTCGTAGTAGTCTTTTGTGTAAGAAATCACACCGTTCCACTCCAGGCGCTCTTCCACTTCGAAAAATTGAACCAAACTAACCGCACAAGCCAAGTCGGTTGAGGGCGCTGCCTCTTCCGACAAGTTGCTGGAAAAACAGATTTCATTCCAGTGCGCGTCTTCATCCACCTTGCCCAGAATCTCGGCAATCAGGGCCGCGAACGTGATGCGGTTCGACGACCATTCCAGGTGCTCATTTTCCAGCAGACTCAGGGCGGAGCATAGCGGAAATTCGTAAACATCCGTTCCGCAGTAAAGAGCGTGGGTGTAGGTCTCATATTGGATGTAGCCCTGCCACACAGGGGTGTCATCGCCGCGCTCTACGAGGGTGACGAAATGACTGGTGGGGCTGGTGGGCACCAGGTTGCGCCAGGCCGACTCAGCGCAGACAATGCGCAGGTAGCCCGTCTGCATGGCGATGGGTTGCAACCAGTCGTCGCCCGATTCCTCTGTGGAGAAGGGCGACGGACCGGCCATCAGTGTGGTGGAGGTGCCCGTCCAGCCATCCACGTAGATGCGTGCCTCATACGCCAGCCCTGTCAGGCTGACGAACGGCACGGTGTATTTCAGATTCTTTGCCATATTCTTCTTATCCGTTAAGCCATTCACTTACTACGCGACCACGCCGCCCTGCTCCGTTGCGGAGCACGAGGCGCAGTTGCTCTGCACTGACTATGGTCCTTACCACATCGCCCTGGTTGCGTCCGTCGCCGTCGGTCAGTTGGGCGGCGATGGAGTTGGTCTGTGCCCGCGTCAGCACCAGCTCGCCCGAGTTGATGCCGTAGTCACCGATGCGCAGGTTGTCGCCGCTGTAGCTGTTGCCGGGCACAATGCCGCCTTCGGCAAAGCCGCCCTTCGTGGCGTTCTTGATGCTCGCGATGGTGGCGGTCATCGTTGCCAGACCAGCCGTCACCGCGGCAATCCATCCGAACACACCGGCCACGCCCGTTGCCTTCGACGCCGAAGCCTGTGCAAAGCCCAGTGCAATGTTGGCAATGGCTTGCATCACGATGCCTGCCACTTGCGCGGCGGGGTCTTCCATGTTCTGCATCGCGCTGCCCGCATTGGTGATAGCCTGCGCCGCGTTCTTCCATGCGTCGGCTGTGGCTTGTGCCGTTTTTACGACACCCTTGCCGCTGCCGGCGGTATTTACGCCAATCTCCAGGGGCTTAATGTTGGCACGCATGTCGGCGAGCAGGGAGTCAAAGTTGTCCTGCACTTCCACAACACTGTCCACGTCCAACCCCGCGCGGATGGCCAGCGGCTGTGCGTCGATGCGCTTCTGCGTCTGCTCAATGCCCCGTTGGGCTTCGCCGGAGTCAATGACGTTGGTCGCCGACGCCAGCTGCTGCTTGTAGGCGGCCAGTTGGGCTTGCAACTCCTTCATGCTTTCCGTAGTTCTCAGTGTGACAGCACCAAACTCTGGCAACTTCATCTGTGAAAGCAACTCATTCGTGGTGGTGCCTGTTCCGCCGCTTGATGTACCTCCATTCATTATTTGGCGGACAGTGATGCCCTCGGCGCGATTCATTGTGCGATAGGCTTGCGACTGCATACCGTAAGCCTGTGCTGCCTGCTGGTCGCGTTGTGTGATGAGCTGGACCAACTGATCGTATCGGTCGCCATCCACGCGGAATGTGCCCCACTTGGCGAACTGCTCATAAGGATTACCACGTGCAACCGTCTCACGGCCACTCTTAATATCGATGGTGGTATGCTGTTCGCGCCACTTCTGATATTGGTCATATCCAGCCATGCGCTTGTCAAACTCGGCCATCGAGCTTGTGCCTTTGCGAAACTCTTTCAGACTCATACCAAGTTCTTGCGCCTGACGATTATAGACGGCATCAATGGCCTTTCCCGTCTGCTTGACTTCGTTTCCTACGAGCGAAACGACAGTCTTCATACCGTTCTGCAGTTGGGCTTCAATACGACGAATCTGCTCAGGAGTCAACAGTTGGCCGTCCTTCATGGAAGCCATGCGCCCGTCAACGGGTGCAATATAGCGTCCCGTCTGTATCATCATGCGCATGCGCTCGTTCTCTGTCTGTTGGGCAGACATCTTCGGAGCCTGTATGGTCTTCATCGTCCCCAGGCGGTCGAGTTCGTTGTAAGCGGTACGGGCAGCTTGCACAATGCTGTCGATACGGCTCAGATAACCGCTAATGTCTCCAGTGTTGAGTGCTGTCAGGAATCCTTCGTACAGGCTCTTGCTTGAATCCATCACGCGGCCCCATTCATCGACGGTTGACTCTGATGCGAAGAAAGCATCCTTCGCCACGTCGAGAGCAGCCTTGCCTGCTGCGAGTGCCGTGCCCCAACCAGCAAGCGACTGGATGTTCATGCCGAATTTATCTGATAGACTGTCGAGCGCACCCATCAGACCGCCACCACCGTTGACCGACTTGTTGATGTCGTCGAGTTGCGATTTGCTATCCTGAATACGACCTTTCAGTTGGTCGAGCGATGCAGCGAGAGCCTTGCCGAATGGCGATGCCTTCTCAGCGTCGGTCATCTGCTTGTATTGTGCCGACAGTTCCACGAAGGTTTTCTTCATCTCAGCCAACTTGCCGGTGGCTGTGCGCGATGTAGTATCCATCTGTCCGAGGGCACGCACATAGTCGAGCGTTTCTTTCTCCACCACTTCGAGCGTACCGCCAATCTTGCGGCACTCGTCGGCATAGCGGGTAAGTCCCTGGGTCGCCTGCTTCAGTTTGTTGTCGTATTCTTGGCTTTCGACTTTAAGCCTCAGTATTGAATCTGTCATAAAAAATGCGTGATTAATGCAATTATACACTAATCACGCATTTTGATGTTTTAGGCTTACTTTACGGCTCTGGCTCCAGATCTCCGCCTTGTGAGTCGTTGCCGCCTCCGTTCTCAGGCTCCTGTGCGTTCTCCTTGTCTTCGTCCTTTGCGGTAGCCCATCCGATAGATGCGCCTGCGATGGCTTCGGCTATCTCCTGAGAGGGGCGATAGTTGCAGTGTGGCGTGAGGTCGGTCAGCGTGAGGTCTTCCTCTTTCTCCACCCACTTGCCCGATACGCTTGGATAGAGTTTGCCGAGAGGCCCGAGGTCGATGATTTTGCCGTTCTTTAACTGTCGGGCAGCTGCTTTGAGCATCAGTCCGGCACATGCCACGATTTCCTCCTGAGCATAGGTGGTGTTCATGCCTGCAATCTCGCAGATGTCGTCGAACGTCTCGGTTCCGTTAGTCACTACACGGGCCACAAATCCCGTCTTCTTGGTCTGAGGATGCTTAAATGCAATCTTCTTGACCTTTAATGTCAGTTTTGCCATATCGTTAAAATTTAGAGGTTAAAAATTTCAAGCGGTTGAATTCCCGATTTCAAGCGGTTGAATTGCGAAAGTCAAGCGGTTGACTTCTTATTCAGCATCGCTTCGAGTTCGGTGTCTATCATGTGGGCGAGATTGTCAGCGGCTTTCGTCAAGGCTCTCTCACCAGCACCACGGAAGAAGTTGCGCGGCGCGATGGCACCACGGTTGCCTGACAACCTACCGCCTCGCGTGCCCGCCGTGCGGTCGGACGTACCACTATTGATAAAGCGAAGTATCCATTGGCGGTCGTGAGGCCCATAGTGCATCACGGTATCGGTGCGTGTGCCTCGCGGCACTCGGTTGCCGCCTCGCTGGTGTGGCTGAAGTTTCCGTGGCGGTTCGTAGTTGGAAGGCTTGCCGGCCTTTTTTCTCATGTTCAGGATATTGACATTGCCGCCAAGGATTTTCTTATACACAGATAGTCTGATGCCGTGCGCTGCACCTCGTGGATCGCTGTCCATTGCACTGCGAGCCGCCGACACCAATTCCGGCCTGACCTCCATCAGAGCCTTGCGGATGAGTTTCTGCAAGGCCTTCTGTGTCTTGGGATTCGTGGAGAGAGCCGCTTCGAGCACCTTCTGCTGCTCTACGATTACTGCATCATTTGCTTCAAACTGGAACATACACTATTCGGCCCATTCCCTGCCGTGGGTTTACCGCACGAAAAAACCGACCCGCGCATCACTGCGAAGGTCGGCCGAAACTTAATTATTTTGCTATGAAAGTGTTTATTCTCCAAAATATGCTATCACTCAGCGAATCGGGCAGCCTCCCAGATACGCCGTGTGTAGAGCCCGCCCTGGAACTTGCCCCCGCTGTTCACCCATCGCAAAAACTGCTGCTGTATCTCGTAGGTCTTTCTGCCGCTCTCGATATATTGTTTCAACGTGCTCCCGCCAAAGCCTTTCGCTCCGCCGCCGCAGTTATAGCAGAAGTCAACCACAGCATCGAACTGCCCTTGTGTGCGGATATTCCTAACCTTCGTGTTCACATAGTTTTCAAACTCTGCCAGGTCTTCGCGCAGATACTGCTCGGCCTGATACCGCGTACAGCGGTCGCCGCGCTTCACGCCCTTGGTGTGGCCGTAGCCAATAGTCCACACGCCCTTCGCATCCTGATAGGCTTGCAATTTGCAACCCTCGGCCCGCTTCAGGTAGTCAATGAGTGTCTGGCTGGCTCGTCTCATGCCTCGCCTCCTTTCTTCTTGCCAGTCTTGGGGCGGGGGCTAACTGCCCCGTCGGCTGAGATGGTCACGGACATACGGTCGGGGCAGCCCTGTCGTCCGCACAAGAAAGGGCGCATACACTCCACCATGCGGCCGTTGCGGGCCACGTCGGCCTGCAATGTGCGCACCGTTTCCTCCAGCGAGTCCTGCCGCTTCCTGAGTTCGTCGCGGTCCTGGCGCAGGTGCTTGCGGTCTTCCTTCAGTTCCGCGATGTACAGCTTCTGTTCTTCGGCGTAGGAACGCTGTTCCTCGCGGTCGGCCTTCATGTCGGCCAGCAGTTGCTGGTACGAGTCCTGTATCTCCTTGGTGGCGCTGGCTGCGCTCTGGATGGCCTCGTACTTGGCCTTCTCGGCTTCGGCTTCGGCCTGTCCGGCTTCGGCCCTGGCTTTCTGGCGTTGGTATCGCCATGTAAAAAACGCACCGCCGCCGCCTCCGATGAGCAGTGTGGCGATGCTGATAATTGTGTCAAAGGAAAATTCCATTTATCCGCTGTTTTTTTTATTGGTTCTACAAGTCGCGGATAATTGGCATCTGGGTTTACCACGCGCGAATATTCCATTATGGACTATTCGCGGAAAAAGAAAAGCGGACGAAGATGTGGTAGGTCTTCGTCCGCTTGGAGTGGGGTGGGGGAGGGTGGTTCAGAATTCGTCGTCCTCCGAACCCTTGGACAGCCGTTCACACATAGCTGCCAGTATGGCCTCGAACTCCGCGGGCACCTTCGGGGCCAGCTCGCGTGCGGCCCGTTTGTTGGTGTATTTCGTCTTATACTGATATTCGGGCAGCAGTCGGTCGATGGGGGCCGTGGTCTCTGCTGGTTGTCCCGAGAACCTGAAGGTCAGGCTTGGAACTGCTACGCTCACCTGTGCCCGGCCTTCCTTGCATCGCACCTTCAACGTGAAGTTGGCCCACGTGTCCCACACGGCCATCGGGGCCATGTTGGCCTTGGCATTGCCCAGGTAGTATTCACCCTTATATACCACAATGCCTTCGTCCTTGTCCTGCACATCGATGCCCATCTTCGACTTCTCCTGGCTGCCCGCCCAGTCGCTCAGGGCTTCCAGTGCCCGCAGGTACAGCGTCGATACGCTTGCGCCCGCCACTTCCACTACGCGCCGGTCTTCCCATGCGCCGTCCTTCACTTCTCCCTGTGCGCTTGCCGTCAGCCATGCCGCCAGCAGCGCGATTGTAAGTAATGCTTTTTTCATAGTTCACTTGATTTTAATGATTATTACACACAATTTCTATTGTAGATTCCATTGCCCCTGCGATGCTCGACAGCACGTCAATGGTAGCTCCGTACTGCCCAGCCTCCAGCCTGGCGATGTGTCCCTGTCCCAGTCCAGACCGCTCGGCCAGTTCGGCCTGGGTCATCTTCTTACCTTTGCGCAACTCGGCAATCCGTCGGCCGATGCGCTGCCTCTCTTGTTCGTTCTTTATCATAGTGTTTCTTTGTTTATTGGTTCGTCATATACCGGCTCCCATGACTTCGAGAACTCCTCGTTCTTGAAGGCTTCGGCAAGCCCTGTTATCTGTTTCAGGCGCAGCACCTCGTCGGCATCCATGCCCAGCTCCATGCCGATACGGGCATTGGTCCAGTTGTGCTTCTTCAGCAGGACGATGAGCTTGGCGGAGAGTTCCACCTGGTGCGTGCCTCGCGCCATGTTGTGGCGCACGGTGGCGGTGATGCGGTCTTCTATCGACTTGTTCAGACGGCTCACGGGCACATAGCCGTGCAGCGACTGGTTCACCTGCTTGTCGGTCTGAATGACCGTGGTGCGGTGGAATCCGTCAACCACCGTGTAGGGGTGCTTCTTGTCCTCCGGCGTGTCGCATACCACGACGGGCATTGTCACGCCGTCTTTCTTGATGGAGAGTTTCAGCAGTTTCATTTCCGGCGGTGCCACGTGGTTGGGGTTGTAGTCGTTGCCCTGTACCT